CTTTAGAAGAAGAAAAAGAAAACCTAATTGATGCTTTTGATTATGGAGACATTGGAAGAGGCTATAATGATGGAGAAGAATATTACAATGAAAACTATGGAGGAGGTGAGCAATGATGTGGATACTTGGAATCTTAGCTGCTATTATTCTACTTGGATTAAACAAAATTGACAATGATGAACGTGATGAGCGTAGTGACTTGTTCCATTTGTTATTATTTGCACTCATGGCTGTAAGTGTAGTAGCAGGTATGTTAGGAATAAAACAAGTTGGTGTAAAATCAGATAAGCCTATCAAACCTTCTATTGAAATTGTGTGTACAGATGGTAAGTGTGATACTACCTATATCTATAAAAATATTAAGAAATGAAAGACTTTACACTATATTCAGAAGCATTAGAGTTAAAACAACTTGGATTTGATGAGCCTTGTTTTGGCGTATATTTTAACCCAACACAAGAACTATCATTGGAATCGGAATACGCACAGAGTCGATTTTATCAAACCCCAGCACCAACCTACTCACAAGCATTTAGATGGTTTAGAGAGAAGTATAATTTACATGCACTAATTATGCCTAAAACAACTCCTTCAAATACTACTGTTTATTATATCTATAAAGGTAAGTTTGAAGAAAACTGGGACAATTGTTTTGAAGCATATGAAGAAGCAGAACTTGCTTGCCTTAGAGAAATGATTAAACTAGTAAAGAAATGAGAACTAAATTTGAAATAAAAGACAATAGACCTGTTAGGGAGAAAGTAACCTTCTTTTTAGCAGGCTTACTGTTCTGGAAAGGACGTAAGAAAGGTATGGTTAATACTATGCATATAGGCTGGAGAGAAATTAGGCCTATATTCTTCCCTAAGGGTTTCTATGATAAGTATTCTTACTTAGGTACTATTCCTTACAATGAAGACGGAGATTGTTTTAAGGCTATTTATCCGTTAGTTTTAGCTATGGACTATGAAGCTAAGCCTAAATGGTGCCCCAGATGGTTTCTACGCTTCTTACATTTGTTTGGTTGTGATAACTCTATTGTAAGAGTAAGAAACAGAAGACTACACAATCTATTTAGAAACTTAACCAAAGGTATTATATTTTGGGACTACAAGACTAAATGGAGTAGTTATGACTTAAGGATTAGTATTTCAGCACCTAAACACCTACAAGACCTAGCTGATGATATAGAAAGCGGGTTTTACAGTAGAGGTACACAAGAAGAACTAGTAGCCGAAATCTTAAAACTAGACCCTAATGCAGGTATTATTTGGGGTAGTATTGATCGCTTAGAGAAACAGTTAGGGAAACTAGAAGCTGAAAAAGAAAATAGAGATAAGCAATTAGATTCTCTTGTTCAACAAGCTAATGATAAACTTAGGAAGTGAGCAATGATAGAAGATATTATTAACCCAACACCAGCTAGGCAGCTGATCAATGAGTTTTATTATCAGTTGCCTAACAATGGGTCCCTTAAAGAAGGACTACTAAGCTGTGAGAGAAGGTATAATGAAGCGATTACTTGCTCTCTAATTTCTGTAGACAAGACTATAGAAGCATTAGAACATCATGCTTGGCAAAACAGAAAGGTAATAGAAATGTACCAAGAAATAAAACAAGAACTAATACAACTTAGAGATGATAAAATGGAAATATAAACCAGCAGGTAACTGTCCAGTACAAGCAGAAGGCTGGTTCTTAAAACATTACTTCTACTTTAGGGCTAGAGGTCAGTGGGCTACTATTGAATTCAGTGAGAGTGAAGATCACCATAATAGAGACGAAGTCTACAAAGTATACATACTAACTAAGACAGACGAATATATGGCTGGTTGGTTACCTAAGTGGATATGCAGACTACTAATATATAAAGGATGTCTTAAATTCTTATTTAAATATAAATGACATGAGTAAAATAGAACAAGTTAAAATAGAATTAAACGTAGAGGATCTCTTTAAGTACAAGTTAGTTAGAGAAAGAGATGGCTTATCTAACGTAGGTCACAAAGCTGGGTGGATTGAGTGGAACGAAGATGGCACTTTTAAAGAACTTCATAATGAAGCTGCAGTAGGTAGGTCGCTTATCCTAGACCCTCAAAGAATATCTTATACCTGGATGACAACTACTGTTACAGAGATCTTGGAACAGAAAGAAAACTACATTAAGTTTGCAACAACAAACAGCATTTATGAGTTATGGCAAAACGAATGAGTAGAGAACAAAAACGAGAACAAGCATTGATTGACATCATCAATCAGATGTTTATCATTGCAGGTCATGAAGTTACATTTGATGACATTAAAGACCGTAAAGACGATTGGTTTACCGATTGGACTATGACTACTGCACAAGCAGAAGAATGGAGAAAGTGGGGAGTCGCTTATCTTAGAGAAAAACTAAAAATGAATAAGGGATTAGCCGAGAAAGAGATGATGTGGGTTAACGTACAATGGGGACTTAAGTACTCAGACTTCCAAATATGAACAGCATAGACAAACAATATCAAATTCTACTTCAATCTATTTTAGATTACGGAGTAGAAAAGTCTGATAGAAGATATTTACAAGAAAGCATTTATGATTATCTACAAAACAACTAATTTGGTAAATGGTAAAATTTACGTAGGGCAAGATAAAAATAACAATCCTTACTACTATGGAAGTGGGAAATTACTAAAAGCTGCTGTAAAAAAGTATGGACAGAAAAATTTTAAAAAAAAGATATTGGAAGAATGCTATACTCTCCAAGAGCTAAACGAAAAAGAAATTTACTGGATTAAAACTTTAAACAGTGTAGATAAGACTATTGGATATAACATAAGTGACGGAAGTAAAGAAGGAGATAGAAAGTTAGGTCAAGAGATTTTAAGAAGAGGTCGATACAAGTATTGGCTTGAAAAATTCGGCAAGGCTGAGGCTGATAGAAGATATGAAGAATGGAAAATAAAAATATCACAATATCAACAGTGCAAAATAAAAAGTGGCTGGAAGCATAGTGATGATACAAAGAAAAAAATATCCGAATCTTCTAAAGGTAGAAAGTGTAGTGTTGAGACTAAACAAAAACTAAGAAAACCTAAGCCAAACGGGTTTTCAGATAAAATATCTAGAATTAAAAAAGGAGTCAAGTTAGGGCCATCTAAAAAGAGAAAACCAATACTTCAGTTTGATATAGATGGGGGTTTTATAAAAGAGTGGGAAAGTGTCACTAGTGCTGAATTAGAGTTAAAAATATATAACATAAATGCTGTTTGTAAAGGAAAACAACAAACAGCTGGTGGGTACAAATGGAAATATAAAAATAAAGAAAATGAATAAATTGGATTTAGATTATCAAAATCTCTTAAAAGATGTTTTAGAGAGTGGTACAAAAAAAGAAACCAGAAATGGAGGTACTAAATCAATCTTTGGCTACACCATTAGACATAGGATGAGTGATGGATTTCCTCTTCTAACTACTAAAAAGATGCCTTGGAAGACAATAGTAACTGAATTGCTGTGGTTTTTAAAGGGCGACACTAACATTAAATACCTTTTAGATAACGGATGTAATATCTGGACAGGAGACGCTTACAAAGCCTACCGTGAACCTAGACCAAATGACAGAGACGCTTACACCGTAGAAGAGTTTGTAGAAGCGATTAAGACTAATCCTGAGTTTGCTGCTAGATATGGTGAGTTAGGTCCGATTTATGGTAAGCAATGGAGAAGTTGGGTATCTGATAAAGACATGGATTACGGCACTGAAACAAGTGTAGACCAAATTGCCAATCTAATCAACGGTTTAAAGACTAATCCAGACTCTAGAAGATTAATGGTTAATGCTTGGAATGTAGGTGAATTAGATACAATGGTTCTTCCTCCTTGTCATTATGGCTTCCAAGTCTACACAAGAGAGTTGACTTACGAAGAGAAGAAGACGTACATGGACAAACACTTTAGTGGTAAAGCACAACTTACCTTAAGTGACTTTGAGAAGTTTAATATCCCAAGTAGAGCTATTTCTTTAATGTGGAATCAAAGATCTGTAGATACATTCTTAGGTTTGCCATTTAATATTGCTTCTTATGCTCTTCTATTGACTATCATTGCTAAAGAAGTTAACATGATTCCTGAAGAGCTAATCGGTAACTTAGGCGATACTCACCTTTACTTAAATCACATCGAGCAGGCTAAAGAGCAGATTGAAAGAGAGGGATTTGACTTACCTACATTAAACCATTTGAAAGAAGATAGTTTCTATAAGTCACTATCAGAAGATCAGTCTTTGTACTCACATCTAGACAATACTGATTTTGAGTTAGTTAATTACCAATCACATCCAACAATCAAAGCACCTTTAAGCAATTAATTATGTGGAAGCCTATTCCAGGATTCGAAGAATATTATCATGTAAATGAATACGGAGAGGTTAAAAGCTTAGAAAGATCTTACAGTCAACCTAGATTCGGTAGACTAGAAGCTAGAGTTAAGAAAGAAAAGATCTTAAAAGGCTTTATTAATCGTGATGGACTTACAGGAGTTATCTTATCTGTAGGTTCTGTTAAGAAACGAGTGTTTAGGCAAACTTTGGTAGCCAAACTTTTCTTAGATGGACCTGAAGGTGAGTGTGTAATACACTTAGACGGAGATAAGCTTAACAATCACTACACCAATCTTAAGTGGGGTACCAGAGTAGAGAACATCATGCACTTAAATGCAATCAAAGCTTCTAGTTGGCACATACACGTAGTAAGTCTGAAAACAGGTACTTACTATAAAAGTGTAGCAGAAGCATGTAGAGCAGAAAACCTTTGCTACGATGGAGCTGTAACTGGACTTAAACTATCTAGATCTAAATATAAAAAATTACTAAAACTAGTATAATATGGACGAACTAAAACTAGATCTAAAAGGATTCACACCTAAACAATACGCTGCACTCATACTTAGAGATGAACTTAAATTAAGTTATGGTAGGGCAGGTATTAAGCTGGGTATGAATCATTATGCTT